TATGGTAGCGCAGTTAGATCAAGCGTTGCCTTTGGAAGGTCATTCTCTCGGTCTGGTGGTGGCTTTGTCTCGTACCGTCGATGCGATGCCTCTCAATGATTTGCGTTATCATGTGAATCGTTGGGAAAGGATCCAGACGGGGCCTTGGGAATCCCGCGTTGCTAATGGTTCTAGCCTGTTTTGTATGGGTGTGTACCCTGGTGCGTTTCAACGTCTGAAGGAAGGGTTGCCTTATTGCACCATACCTCCTAGGCGTTCGCAGGATGAAATGGCTCTTAATTTGAGAGGGGCTGACCCCCCTGACTTGCAAGAGTTCTGGGAGTTTCGCCACCGAACTAGGGCCATGATAACACAGATCATTGCACCTGCTGTGTGGTATTGCCGACCCGCTCCCACTGTGGCGAACACGGTGGGTATGGCTTTGTGCCGGTTGTTGGCTGCCACACCCGGATCTCCTCCACGTGTTCAGGAAGCTATATGCGTCGATGCCTATGTTTTGTTTTGGAACATTTACATAGCATGGGATGGTTCTCATTGTTTTGACCCCTTTGGAATAATGTGGGAAATGAATACAAACAAACCTTCTAGTGCAGCCTCGGCTAGGCCCATAATAGATGTTTTGCGTGCTTGTCACAACAACTTGGTCAATTTATATGACCCTGCAGATCGTGACACGGAACCATTCCTGGACACAGCTGGGCGTTTTCGTGCCATTGAAGTGACACCTGAGGACCAAGTTAACTGGTTAAATAACTTTAGTGGTCATAAACGCATTCGGAATGCAGCTGCTCTTCGAGAAATTCAGGATACCGAATTTGATTTTTCGGATCCTGGTTTAAATGTTATCACGGCCATGGTCAAGACTGATGAGACCTTGGCGAAGCTTGACGAATATCGACCTAATTTGAAGCCGCGGTTGATTGCGGTTCTCGATCCTCGTTGTCAAGCACACTTTGGCCCATCCGTGCATCAAATGACTGAGCGATTGGCCATTCTTTGGCACTACGATATCGCTAGGAACCCTTCACGGGTCGCTAGGTTATTTGATTTGGCTAGGGAGCACACTGGCTTTCAAGTAGACTATAATGTCACTTATGCCTATAAACCAACAGCTACTAAATTGTCCAAATGGATGAATGCTGTTTTAATGCAGGCCGCTGATCGAGATCGGGCCCATTATTTTCTACGAGTGATCGTAGCTGGGGATGATCATTTGGTCTTTTATGCTTTGCCTCATGGCAGGCTGATGTGGCTGGAAGGCGATGTCAGTATGTGTGATCAATCCCAATCTTATCCCACGCTGTTGCGAGATGCTTCTCGTTATTTCGAGTTGGGTCTACCTGGCCATATGGTCCTAGACTTGATGAGGTTGTCCAAATCCAGGATTAAGCTCGATGTGAGCAAGAAACGAG